ACAGCGTCGTAAAGCTGGCCGTCAGGGGTGGTGCCGCTCTCGCGATGGATGTCAGCCGTATAGCCTCCGGAAAGCTGTCGCGCTTCGTTGCCCTCCACCTTGTCGATCAGCCCTTGGTCCGAGATGGTAAGGTCAATCTCGACATCCTGCCCGGACCGCTGCACACCCATAATGGTACCACGGGAAAGGTCAGCCCAGTTCTTGGCAGTGACCCGCTCAGTCGGATGGCCGTCTGTGATCGGCTTGCCCTTATAGCTGGCCAGCGAGTCAACCCGCATGACCTCAGCTTCGGGCCGGTAAACAGTCACACGTTCCCGCTCCGGCCATCCGACCTCACTGCCCGTGTAGGTTTGCACACCTGTGCGAGCAGCCTTCACACGACCTCCGAGATAGCCGTCGCGGTGACGCTTGACGCCCCCCAGAGCGTCCGCGTCGAGCACTTCGGTGAACAACACCCGGTCGGCCGTGGCTTCATCGGCAATGGCGACCTCAACTGCGATCTGCTCGCCGTCTTCTGCAATGCGTGGGTCAGTCATCGTCTCTGTCCTCTTCCTCATTAGCCGCCGGTTTGGGCTCAGGCGGATCCTCCTCGACTGCGCCGAAGAACTCATCTCCCTTACCGTCACTCGTGCCGAAGAACTCCGTCCAGTAGCCTTCCATTCCAGGGAACGCGCCGGACTCAGTGAAATTGTTGGACACTGCCCGGCCTGCAACCTCTTCCGGGACCATGCCTGCATCAACCGTGCGCGCCATTGCCTCAGCCGCGATCTTGGCGGTTTCCGCACGCTCTTTCGCGGTCGGTTGCCACAACGGCTTCCAGCGATAGTGGACATCATCCGGGCGATCACCCAGCGCCGAACGGATCAGACACTCGTCCAGAATAGACATTGCCGGACCCATGCGGAGGGATTGCTCTACCTTGACCTTGTCGTAGTAGGCCCGCGTATCGCTTTCGCCGGTCGCACTCAGTCCGCCGGGGCTGATCATGAAAAAAAGTGTCATAGGAATGCCCACCGCAGCGCTGGCAAGCTGCATGAATTTGTCTATGACGGCCTCAAGCCCGCTGAATGACAGCGTCTTCTGCTCGTACTCCTCCAATGCGTCAAGAATTAGCGTCCCGTTAATGCCCTTGGCTTGGCTGGCCAGCTTGATCCGCTTTATGACCTCTTGCTCGAATGCAATCCCCCGCTGCTGCAGGTTTCGCATAAGGTCAGGGATCTTGATAACGTCGACCTTGGCCTCGTAGCTCAACGAGTTGACGTTATATGCGATCTCATCGACCCGCTTCAAAGCGTCCAGCATGCCCGGCAAAGACGAGCGCCCCCATCCGTCTGTGGACACACCGCCAAGGTCGCGCAGAGGCGCGAGGCCGTGGAACAACACCAGCCGCGACGGATGCAGGTTGATCATCTGGCCATCGGCGGCCACAACCGTCCAGAATTTAGGTTGCTTGTAGTACGGGCTTGTGACGTCCAGCTCGTAGTCCCGCCCGGTGATCTCGTAGCGGGTCAGGACCGTCAGATACTTGATGCCGCCCTTGGCCACTGTTTCAGGGTCGAGGGGCTCCATTGGGTCGCTCGCGCCGGTGCCAATCAGCAGGGCCGAGCCGCCATAAAGCCGCGCCAGGCGCCGTGCTTCAAACACCTTAGCCTGAACCCCGAGACGCTGCTCTTCGGCCTCTATATTGCTGATTTCCACGCTGTCAGCTTGCCACTCCCGCCACTCTCGGCAGGAGTCCTCGGCGGGCATATCAATCGCGCGCTGGATCAGGGCCGAGGCTTCATAGGCCGTGCGCAATTCGTGCGGGGCGTGCTGCTCCGCGATCGTGTATGTGGCTTGCGACCCCTTGTCGCGAGACGTTCCCATTCCTGAGACGAGGTTTTCCATGCCGTCTCGGATGTGGTTGCCGTCCATTATAGCGCTCCCGTTAGGCTGTAGAAATTGTCGTCCAATATGAGCTCAGTCAAGACCCAAACCAAGGCGTCAACACGGTCTGGTGACCCTTCGCCAGCAAACCCGTTCGGCCCCATCATGCACATCTGGTCCTCGAGCTCAGGAAAGCTGCCCACATGGCTGACTTTGCCTTGCTCGTATAGGGCTGCGATCGGCTCGGCCCGAACGACCTTGCCACGGCTGGCCTTGACTTCGCTATAGCTGACGTTAGCGTCGATCGTCTTAACGACGTGTTCAACCATCGCTCCGCCGTAGTTTGTTTCGGCCACGATGCGATCAGCTTGGTACTCATGATACATGTTGACGGCGCGGCGGCCCCAGCCATCAGGCGAAAGCTTGCAGGTGCCGTCCGCTAGGATGTAGGCCCTACCGTCGACCCCTTTGCCACCGACTACAATGCCAACGCTGTCGCCGTCGTCAGACTCCCCTTTGGTACCACTGGGGTCAACGCCCACAATGATCCGCACCATGTCGGGGGTCTGCTTGACCCGTGTCTCGTCCAGTTCATTGTGGTTCCAAAGCGCCCCGACCAAGTCCTTTAGGATCTCGGCTTCGAGCTCTTGGCGGCCTAGCCGGGTGCCCGCGTAGCGGTTGGTCAGCTTGTCCAAGAACTGCTTTGGCAGGTTGGCGGCGTTGTCGTATGTGCTGCCTTTGGTGATTACCGTCGTTTCGTCACGCATAAGTTCGCGAAGAACCGGTATCGGGCGCGGGGTGGTAGTCACACAAACCCGCGGATCAGCCCCCGATCGCATGGTGAAGGACAGCATGTCCCAAAGTTCGCGGGCGCGCTTGTACTTGGCCAGTTCGTCAACCCAAGCTGTGTCGAACTCAGGACCCCGTAGCTGGTCCGGCTCGGTGCCGTTATACCCGAGGGCCTCCGCGCCATTGGGCCATACGAGACGCACGGGCCGAAAGCGGGCCTTTGGTCGTTCGTGCTCAGGATGGATGGCAAGCAGTCGAGGCACCATGACCTCTTCAAGGTCTTTCTGCGTTTCAGCAACAATTGCAATCTTCATCGCGCCTTGCTTCCACCGGTCGCGTACCCAATGTGCCCCTGAAGCGGTTTTGCCGAATCCCCTACCGGCGAGCACCAGCCAAACGCCCCATAGGCCCTCAGGCGCAATCTGGTTTGGCCGCGCCCAAAAACGCCAGTCGTATTCCAGCTCCAGAAGTTGCCGGTCAGTCAGACTGTCCAGTATCTGCGTCCTCTGCGCTTCGGGCAGCGAGGCCAGCGAGGCGGCTTGTGATGCGATCACGGGCGGTGGTTTCCTCTGTCTGGATGGGGCCGCCGTCTGCCCCTGTATGCTCCTGCTTATCGGCAAGGCCGAGGTCTCGACTGATTATCGAGCTGTTCAGCAGGTTTGCCGCACCAAGCTCGAACTTCTGGTTGCGGATGATCTGGTCCACCAGCTCAGTAGCTTCAGCCCAGTCACCGCCGCGATCCTTGTAGCTAGTCAACCGGCTTGCCGGGATGCCTAAGTAAACCGCTAGGCCCTGCTTTGACATGGCGCGGGCTTTTTTGCGGTCGGCTCGAACAATGGTGCCCTTGTAGTTGAACAAGTCTTCTTCGAGGAGTGGCGTGTCCTGTACCCAATTGAAGTAGTCAGCACAAGCGCTTAGAAAGTCTTCAGCCGTAAGGAACAAGCGCTGATTTCGCTGCGGTGCTAGAAGGTCTTTGTAATCATAACCCATTGCGGCTGCAGTGGCAGGGACGCCACCCTTTCTCCTTGTACCAGCAAAAGAACCACACAGCCCGAATCCACGTGACGTAGCGCCTCAAAAGGAGGTTTGTACCCCACCCTTAAACCACCACTAAATATGGTGTCAACACAATTTTTACGAAAGCACTATATTTTGTACAAAAAACTGCAATGAATGTCCAAACGCATACCGTTATCGAGCTCAACACGTGCAACGCCTGCAGCTTTGAACTTGGACAGCACGCCATCACAAGAAGCCATCAGCGCGGGGTGATACTCGATGCGGACGGGATCGCCCACGCTAAACAGCAACGGGTCCTCCTCCGTAGCCGCCTTATTGCAGGCGCGCTCCATCACCTTCAGCTCATAAAGCGTGCACGTGCGGGGCCTACCGTCCTCACGCCTGCTGTGCACCCTAGCGTTGAACCTAGGCGGCGCTGTCGCTACCACAACAGGGACGCACACCTTGGGGACGAACGCGTAGCCGGGTGCCAGGGCGAAGCGCTTGCGAACGCGTCGCTTGTTCTGGCCCCGCCCTTTTTCAACATACCTCATACACGTCGGCGTCCAAACTCCATGCACCTCAGCTCCCCACATAAGGAACTTGACCGTGCGGTGGCAGGTCAAAATCACGTACTCAGTCATCAGGGCCTCTTAGGTGGGGGCGGGGGAGGGGGTGGAGGTGGTGCCGGGGCCTTGGTTGCCCACTGTTTGACTTGGTCAACAGTCGGCGGCCTGCGGTAGCTAGGCGGCTGCTTGCGCATGCGCTGCAGGTCAAGCTCCGCTACCTCAAGAAGCTCGTGCAACGGGTAGCGCAGCACCTCGGTCGAGCGGGGCCTCAGCACCAGGACCCAGCCATTGTGAGGCTCAAGCTCTGCACCGAGATACCAGTGCGACGCGAAGCGCTGCCCCGCGTCGAGGGCGGCTTGTTTGGTGGCGTGGTAGAAAGTCATGCCGCATAGCCCGCCACGTCTATCCAATGGTCAGCGTGTTCCGGGCTGGTCTTGATCCGGGCCAGCTTGAGTTGGATCGTCATCACGGCCACGTCAGACCGGCTGACAGGCGTTCCGAGGTGCGCTGACCAGTATGCCGCCACCAGCCCGAAAGAGTCCTCAAGCTGCCCATGCGTGGCGGCCCTATCGACCGTGACGGCCTGTCGCGCTGCGTCCAAGATGTCTGTGCGGTTCATCGTGTCGCCTCTCTCATACGGTTGGTGTAGGTGCGGATAAATCGTTGCTCATGGCGCGTACCATGTTTCCGCAAACTCACAATTTGAAGGCATCATCAACAGAAAAGGCGCAATCTGGTCCTTAGTGTATCCAGCGTAACCCGTCCCGATAGGCGTCACATAAAATGTCAGTTCGGAATGGTGTTTTGCGTATTCAATGAAAGCAAAACACCAAGCCCTGATTGTTGTCAAAGGTAGCACATTTAAATTTTCGTCTTTTGTAGGTATGGCATATGAATTTCCCGTTCTACCGAACCCGACGCCATAAATAGCGCCATATTTGTTTTTTGCGTCAAGGGCTGCACCTTTACCGTGACGCCCTGCCAGGTTTGAACCGAACACAAATATTTTCATTAGATAGATTCCTTTCTGATTTCTTCTGTTAGTTTTTCCATCACGGCTTGGACCCCTGTTCTACGATTTCCAGAATTACACAGGCCATTCCGCCTAAGTATACGCTGCGGCGAAAGACGATCTCGTAGATGTCGTTTGCCGTGGTGATCGCGGGACATACTTTCAATCTGTCAGCCATATGTGGCATAATTTCATCAACCTTGACGTTGTAGTGTTCAGCGATTGTCATCAGGGCCTCTTAGGTGGAGGGGGTGCCGGGGCTTATGCCCCGGCGTGAAAATTAGCGGCGGTAGTGCTTCCCTTTGGGGATGCTAAACCCGACAAGCTTCGCCTCGCGCTCGGTCCACTTGTTGCCGTGCGCGGCGGCGTCCTCGCCGGTCACATGGCCCCTGTGCTCATAGACGGCGACGTCATTTGCGACGCTCTCGGCCATAACCAGTGTAAACGGCTGGCCGAAGCGTTCGATGTGGCGTGTTTCGAGTATCTTCATGGTCTTACTCCTTTTGCTGTATCACTTACCTATGCCTTCTTTGAATAAACTGCAAGACCGAAAGTTCAATTTGCTGCAATTTGTTTGATACACGCTTTGAACCACGACTCCCCCTGAGCCAAGTCAAGGTCAACAATAAGGGGCACGAGCAACCCCTCACCGTCCGTGGTGTACTCAACAACGTAGACCCAAGTGCGGAAGCTCCACTTGCAGTTGTTCTTGCGATGGCACAATAAAGGGCGCTTGCCTGTCCTCTCGGATGCTACCGTCACCTGACGCCACCAAGCCGCTAAGTTGTGCGACTGCTCGCGCTTCACCTCAACCTCAAAGCCCGGCAGCCCATTGATGTCAGCCCCGCCGTAGCGCGTTTGTTCAAGATTGCGTTCAAGGTGAAGGGCAACACCCACCTGAGCGGCCCACGTGGTGAGCAGGAGGATCACCTCCCTTTCACCCGCGCTCCCTTTGTTCTTGGGCGACTTGATAACCATTACCCTAGGCCTTGCACATTGATTTCTTCATTCCTGATAAGTCATCCGTGGGTTTAAGCGTCGTCAGTCCCGGATAGCTTTCCCATCATCAGAACAGCCCCCAAAGCAAAAGGCCCAAAGAGCAGCCCGAAGGCGGCCCACCATCCGATCGAGCGGTTGCGCTTGTCCGCTGCAATTGCAGTCAGAACCGCGAATCCTATCCATATTAAAACCATGTCTGTTTCCTTTCTTAGGTGTGAGCCCGGCCGAAGCCGGGCAGGTGATTTCGTTTTTCTTCGTCTTGCTACTGTTTGCGTTGTTGTTGTTAATCTAGTGTGTCAAAAATTCCAAGCGGTGTCTTAAATTCCTGTTCACTTGAACAAGTTCCCCAAGACATGAACCAGGCTTTAGCGTTGATTTCGTATGCGCGATTTCTTACAGGTTCAACCATCGCCAACGCCCTAGAATGATCTTCAAACGGCCCTGCAATCAAATATTTCTTTGAACCGTCAATTGCAGAAACATAAAATTTCTTCATCACAAAACCTCAAACATATCGCGTGAAACGCTGAATTCCAAACCGTCAAGATAAAAAGCGTTTTTATATTTTTCATCACGGCTGGTGATGGTGTAGGTTTCGCCGTTGGTGAACAATTGAACAAATGCACCAACGCGGGCGGATTTGTTGCGCGGCTTGCGCGGTGCTTTGGTTTTCTTACCGCCAAGGATCATGTCCAAAGTTTGTGCATCGGTTGTCATTGGTTTGTTTCCATCTGTTTGCGTTGTTGCGTACAGCACATTCAGAAAAGTTCAAAAAGTTTCGGCACGGATACCCCAGTGGAGCAGGGCTTGCGCGGTGCCAGGCGTCGGGCGTGCCCAGTACATGCGCGTCTGCCTACCCCGGAAACGTAACCAGCGGTCGATCTGCCAATCATCGTATTGGCTGACCCTGCGGCCGAGAAAGTAGTGGCAGTACCACTCAAACCAGCCCAACGGGTCGATGTCCACGATCAGCCCTTTGTCCAGCCACCAGTCACGCTTAAGGCTTGCGGGTCTGCCGTGATAGTTGATTTCCTTGCACTGGCGACCGCGCATGTTGGTATAGAAAACCCCCGACTTAGTGAACCACCACCGCCGGGGAAGCAAGGCTAGGCGCTCCGCACCAAGCTTGCCGCCGAAGTAGGCGTCACCAAAGACTCCCATCAATACCATCTGCTGAGGCTGGTAATCCGGGCAAAACCGCGCGTCGTCCTGGGCACCCTCTTCAACGTAGGTAATCACAGCACGGGAGTAGCTGCGCAAGCGGGGATCAGGTTGTACCGTCATACTGGTCACCTCGTCG